CAACAAAGAAGACGCCAAGAAATCGATCGAAAGCAGAGAGCCGATACAGCTGATACTCAACTCACCAGGAGGACACGTCTATTACGGTTTCGGTCTGGTGGACTGCATAGAGTCCTCACAGACTCCAGTTCATGTTATAGTTCAAGGTCACGCGATGTCAATGGCTCTTCCGATACTCTGCGTTGGACATACGAGAAAGATGAGCGGAAGGTCGACTTTGATGTACCACGAAATATCTTGGGAGACAGCTCAGGAAAAGCTAAGGTATCATAAGCAGGAGGCTAAAGAAGGAGAAAGACTTCAGGAGATGTATGATGAGATCATCTTGTCTCGTACAACTGCTACTAAGAAAAAGCTAAAGGAAGTCAAAGACAAGAACCAAGAGTGGTACATAACCCCAGATGAAGCATTAGAGCTAGGATTTATAGATGAGATCATCTAACCAGACAGTATATTTATATACAAGAAACAGACATAAAGATGGCAATGATACCAAAACCAAGAACTAGCGTAACAATAGATGGTCAGAAACTAGGACTTCAGTTCGATCTAAATACTAACGAAACAAAAATAGGGATCAAGATGCAGTTTGTATTAGATTCTGAAGAAGTAGATCCTAAGATAAAACAAGAGCTAACTCAAAAGATATCCACAGCTTTACAGAAAAGATTCGGTGATGCTGGTGTGATGGTGGACTTCGATGACAGGAATCCATTTGAGAATGTCATAGGATTTTTAGTTCCTTTAAACTCAGTAGCTAATATATTAATTAAGATTCTTAAAGGAGAACACCATTGATTTATTTATATGTAAATAAACCCAGAAAATGTTATGGCAGTAAAGAAAGAAGTTCCAATAAGAGCTATATTTGACCAAGTCCATATGCTAACGTCTGAAGACGTAATAAGGTCTGAACCTTTCAAGAAGTTGTTAAAAGAAAAAGCGCCAGCAGTGATCGCAGAAGCCCATAAATCCAACAGCGTATTTGCAACTTTATTTGAGATCAATGATTCAGGATGCTATATAGAACTCCATAGAAATGACTGGCCTAATGCTCTAGAGGCATGCGTTTCTATGTACGTAGAAGAAGAAGACTATGATACTTGTGGAAAGATAACAGCTCTAATGCATGAGATAAAGGATAAGCACAAGAGATTAGCAAAAAAATAGGTCGTATGGAAGAGTATAAGAACATACAAGGGGCAGTTAATACAATACTGAATGTACAGTCCTTTGTAAAAAGGAAGTCTCAGAGAGGAGGAGTAGAGAAGAAGCGAGAATCTTTCGTCAAGATAATAAACATGATAGAAGAGTCCATAGTTCGCTCTAATATAATGTACAATGAGTTAGAGATGGACATGGCAAAGTATGAAGAGAAGTTCTATGCAGTCATAGACTACCTTCTGCTAACCACATATGGCCCAGAATGTTATGACCTCGTAAGCTTTTATCTTTGGGAAAGAATGGACGAATCAGGACAGTCTTTGTCGCTGATAGACACCCAAGGAAATGAGATAAACATGACCAGCCCGTACGACTTATGGGATCTCATGGTCAAGATCAACCCAAAACTTAAGTAAGATGGCAGCAGGATTATTTGATGATCCCAAGAAGGGCATAAAATCTTGGGCAGCGCAATACGTAATAGCAGAATCTGAGATAAGGAAGGCAATACAATTCTCCAACCATATAGACAAAGCTGCAAAGCACATACATGTAAGCCCATATAGGTTCAAGATTTGGGCAGACAGATACCTAGACTCTGAGACAGGTCTTACTCTGTTAGAACTCCAGAGAAAGAACTTGCTGATAGAAAAATCCAAGAAGGTAGGATCAAAGCCAAAGAAGCGTGGAGTTAAAGGAAAGGGGCAGTATTCAAAGCTTGATATCACTGAAGAGCAGATACGCAAAGCGATGGAGATCACAAACTCCAATAAAGAGGCTTCTGAAGTCTTAGAAGTATCTTATCCGAGTTATAAAAAATACGCTAAAGCTATCACAGATGAAGAGACTGGGATGACTTTGTACGAGCTTCAGCATGAGAAGTGGAGAAAGGTCAACTATGAAAGGTTTATGGCTAGAAAGGAATCTGGTTGGTTCGAGCGGTTGGCAGAAAGAAAACGCAAGTGGGAAGAGAATAAGTTTAAGAAAGGAGAATGCCCATACAGCGAAAGACCTGAGGAGTGGAAATGGAAAGGTCTTCAGCTGTCAGAAGAAGTCATCCGCAATGCGATGAAGAACACCAGAAGCAACAGAGAAGCAGCAGAGTGGATAAGAGTGTCATATAAAACCTGGAAGAAATACGCAAAATCCTATGTTGATCAACAAACTGGAAGAACTCTATTCGATCTTCACGTAGCAAAAGGAGGCAAAGGAGTTCCTAAGGTCAGAAATATACGTAATCAAGCAAACCCAAGAGCATTGATCTTAGGATACCAGCTTATAAAAGGACAGCATTGTACACCAAAGAGGATAGATGAACTTGCAGCGCGTTTGATGAAAGATGGGAGGCTCGGATTTTGTTGCAAAGAATGTGGGTTCTCACAAAAGAGACCGATAGATATGAAGATCCCATTGATGCTTAACTTCATAAATGGAGATAGAACAGATTGGACGGAAGAGAACTTGAGGTGGCTGTGTTATAACTGCTCTTTTCTACTGTCGCTTGACAGCTTCACTAAGTCTAAAAGACAGATTCTCCAAGCCATACCACCAGAATCACCAGATGCAACAGAAGAACTTGAGTCTTTTTATAAGATAGATGAATTCTACTTGGAACATCTTAAACACCTTGGAGTTAAAGATATGGCTGAGAATGTCAAAGCGCAGGAGGATAGATTAAAAGATCACCCCAAGCCGACATCAAAAGACATGACGCATCCAGATTTAGAAGATCTAATAGACTACAGATGAAAAAGATCCATTTTACAAATAAACTCATGCTATTGATCTGGACACCTATGGTCAACATGGTAGATGTCAATTTTAAGGTCAGATCTCTAACACGAAGTCATCTTGAAAGATCACTGCACGATAAGTTAGAAGATAGGATAAAGTTTAAAGTGATGATACCTATAGAATGGAGAATGAATACTCCACTCTAAAGATAAATTTTATAGAGATCATAAATAAGCTTACATTTGTATTATATATTATTAACCAATAAAAGTTTCAAAAGTATGAAAATGACAAATCTGGCAAACCGCCCAGCAAACTACACACTCCGTACCTACATTCAGAAGGCAGTGATCGCAAACCGTCGTATCCGCAAAGGAGATGTTACTAAGATATCCGAATTAACCGGATATTCTATTGGTCATGTAAGCGATGTGATCGCCGGAAGAGAGATAAATTCTGTAGTAATGAACCGAGTGTTCAACATGACTCGGGGCAGAAAATCGAATGCTGAAATGATCTAAATCTCTTCAGTGATTTACCAAGACCCACTGGGCCTAAAAATCTAGTGGGTCTTTTATTTTAGATGATAATATATTTATAACTTAGAAGATAAATTACGGAGAAGCAAAACTTTTAGCTAATTTTACACTACAATAAAATAAAAAAATAACATGAACAAGCTAATTAAAGGTCATCAGGGTGACGTACAGTTTCGCCAGCTATCAGAGCTTCCAAAGAATCTGAAGAAAGTAAAGAATCAGCCGCTCGCTTATGGTGAGCATTCTGGACACCAACATTGTTTGACAGGGGATGTTGAATTGTTTATGGCAGAAGACGGAACATTCTTCACAGCTGTTGGTGGCGATGGTGCAACTTTGCAACATATCCACGAGTCAAGCATGTTTAACAATGAATCTGCATGGACTTCAACAAAGGAGTTACCTATGGCAGATCATAAACCACTTCAATTCTCTGAAGGCATATATGAAGTTTGGATACAAGGAACGTATAATCCTTATACTCGACTTATGGAAAAAGTGATAGATTAATAAAAGTCAGATATTTATTATAGATAGAAAATTACTAGGAATAATTATCTATAATAGACTCATTGGCTCATAGAGTGTTGGATGTTCCTAGCTCCTTCACTTGACTGAGCCACTTTTATTTTATGGCATATGTCTATAGACACAGAAGATTAGATAAGAATGAAATCTTTTATATAGGAATAGGGTCAGATAACAAAGGAAAATACAGCAGGGCTTATTCTAAAGACAACAGAAATAAGCATTGGGATAATCTAATTAAACTTACAGAATACCAAGTAGAAATAATCTCAGAAGATTGGTTGACTTGGGAAGAAGCTTGTGAAAAAGAGAAATTTTGGATTAGATTCTATGGAAGAGTTGACTTAAAGACCGGATCTCTTGTTAATATGACGGATGGTGGCGATGGAAACCTTAATCCATCTTATGAAACAAGAGAAAAAATATCCAGTAGATACTATCCAGTTGGAAAAGAAAACCCAAAATATAGAATTCCATTATCTGAAGATCATAAGAAAAAAGTGAGTCAAAATCATCATGATGTATCAGGAAAAAATAATCCTATGTATGGATCTATTGGTGGATTTTTTGGTAAAAAGCATAAAGATAGCTCTAAAATTAAGTGTAGTTTAGCAAAAATAAAAAAAATTCAGCACTTGGAAACAGGATTAATATTTAATTCTCAAAATGAAGCTGCATTATATTTTAAAATATCACCATCTCTTATAACTCTATACAAAAAACAAGGAAAATTTATCTTACTTAAAACTTAAATTACAAGATCTCAAAGGTTTTTATTACTTTTATAACACACCAAACAAAAATTAAGGTTTTATGATTAGCTTAGAACAATTCACGGACGAAATCAAAGCAAAGATCCCCGATTACATCGACCACGCTCTTGACGGAGTATTCGACGGTAAGAACTACAAGAACTTCGACAAGGAAGCAGCACTTGGTATTGTCAATAAGCTGTATGACACGGCAGAAAAGCCTCGTCCAAAGCATCTGATCGTGGTAGAGAATCCTCTCGAAGCGAAGATCATGTACCACTACCTCGTAGAGAATGAGAACATGATAGAGTGGGCAGCACAGGGCATCGAAAACATCCCGGAAAAAGACCTGGCCAAGTTCATCAAGGACAACAAAGGCACGATGAAGTTCGTAGAGTCTTCTCTGTTCAGCATCGGCATCTACGCCCGTTACTACTACACGTGGTACAAATTCATACAGGACGAGTTCAAGATCGAGACCACAGGAGCTGCCAAAGAACTGAACGAGCTCGAGGCTCTCAACTGGAAGGCCAACATATACTCGGCCATATTCTGCGAGGAAGTCTGCATCGTCAGCAAGCATCCTACCAAGATCGTACGCAACTCGGCCAATCTTCTCCACAACCCAGCTTACCAGGCAGTGACTTGGAACAGCACCTATCCTTGCACAGCTTGGGACGACTGCTACTACATCAACGGTCGACACATTCCCACAGAGATATTCAACAAGGCAAAATCCCTTACTCGTGAAGAGTTCGTCAAAGAACGCAACTCAGACTACAAGGGTGCATGGTACGAGATCCTTGGTCAGAAAGGAGTCATGGACTTGTTGGGCGCCAAGGAGTTTGATAAGCAGACCATAATGCACGCCAACGGAGATCTCGAAGAGGTGACGTTGCTCAAGACAGAAGAGAAGTTCGAAGAGATAGACAACCAACCATTTGCGTGGGTCAAGATGGTATGTCCTTCCACAGGCACACAGTACCTTCAGGGAGTAGAGCCACACCACACAGATGCCATAGCTGCGATAGCTTCGCTTAGCAGGTTGTCAGCTGATGAGTATAGGTTTGACATGAGATCTTAAGAAACCACAACAATACTAAACCAGCTTCCGTACTCGCCCGTCTCACGGAATAATTAAGGCAATGTAGACATTTGCGTATCATTGATCTAACTGGAAGTGTTGTTTAAATTAAAGTTATGAAGCAGATAAATTCACAGCTCAGGTTACAGCTCAGGTTACGGCTCTATTCACAGCTCTGGTCACAGCTCAATTCACAGCTCTGGTCACAGCTCGGTTCACAGCTCGGTTCACAGCTCTGGTCACAGCTCGGTTCACAGCTCGGTTCACAGCTCTGGTCACAGCTCGATTCACAGCTCGATTCACAGCTCCAAAATACATAAATGAAAGTTATGAAGCAGATAAACTCACAGCTCAGGTTACAGCTCAGGTTACGGCTCTATTCACAGCTCTATTCACAGCTCGGTTCACAGCTCGATTCACAGCTCGATTCACAGCTCGGTTCACAGCTCGATTCACAGCTCGGTTCACAGCTCGGTTCACAGCTCGGTTCACAGCTCGGTTCACAGCTCTGGTCACAGCTCGATTCACAGCTCGATTCACAGCTCCAAAATACATAAATGAAAGTTATGGACACAATAAAACACATCATTTTCGGAACTCCAGCAACTGGAGAAAACATCATCGATAGACAACCTGGATTCAGAACGTACTATCCAGATTCTCAAGTCGAATTCAATACCTGGTCGTATCTCTTGAAAGTGGGATCCAGGGTCAAGAAGAATGATCAAGTGAATCCATGGTATAAAAACCGTAAGTAATATGAATGAGATAAATTCACAGCTCGATTCACAGCTCAATTCACAGCTCTATTCACAGCTCTATTCACAGCTCGGTTCACAGCTCAGGTCACAGCTCAGGTCACAGCTCAATTCACAGCTCTGGTCACAGCTCGGTTCACAGCTCGGTTCACAGCTCAATTTACAGCTCTGGTCACAGCTCGATTCACAGCTCCAAAACATAAAAGCATGAAGAAGATCAATAAGTTAAACGTCATCAGGATAATATCATTCGTCCTATTTACTTTCTATCTGACTTTCAACGGAGTAGATATAAAGATAGGCAGCTTGAAAATTTACGCAAAAGGACTGATAGAAAGATACAAATCTGGCAAATAGTCTGATATTTATTGTTAGTAAATTTCATCAGATGTTCAGATCCATGTTAGAGGTCCCAGCAAACCCGGTCAACGCAGAGGGGATACAGAATTACGTCCTTCAGTACGGGATCCTGGGAGTGATAACGGTCGTTTTGGCCTACGTAGCGTTCCAACAGTATCAAAAGCTGGTAGAAAGGAACGAGATGCTGGAAGAGAAGATCGACCGAGTACAGCAGGAGATGAACGATCTGCTTGTAGAAGAGAGAGACAGGATGTCAAAACTGATACAGGACAACACCCAAGCTCTCAACGATCTGCAAAAGACCATACTAAACTTCATGATCACCGAAAGAAAATAGGTCCATGCTTAACTACTACGTTTACATACTGTTCTTCTCTACGATCGTAATCCTGTCTTTAAAGAAGAAGAACAACAAGATGGCAAGATACTACAAAGAAGAAGAACAAGAAAAATAGACTTCTCCCTATCGCAGATAAAGTTTATATTTACCACACACAAACAGTTATAGACCAATGGAAGAACCAATATATTATTGCAAAGTATGCGACACTGCCATACACCCTAAGAGAGTAGAATTGGGATACAGGACCACGTGTGTCAACCACTCTGAAGCCAAAAAGTTCGTAGGGCTCATAGTCACAGAGGGAAAAGAGAGCGAAGAGGTGTCATCGATACAAGTCATTCGAGACCCTAGTCTTGCCCAAGAGATAGAGAGACTCAAGTCTTCGAACCAGTCAGATATTTATTAGAAACACAACGAGATGTCATACGTTAAAGAAGCCATGAAAGGACTGAGTCCAGACGATCAAGACCAACTCAAACAGTACGGAACTTCGATAAAGGAGATCAAGAAGAAGATGTTAGAGTTGATACACAAAGGCAACGCTAACCTCACAGAACAGGGAGGCAACATGTCTTCTGGACTCGTGCTGCATGATGAAGAGTAAAACCAGACAAGATGGACCAGATAGTAGTCACATTAGAAAGCCTCATTGAAGAGGTAGAGAGTGCATTGGAATACGGTAAGTCATTAGGATATGCCGAATGTCTAAGTCATACAATGCAAGGTAAACCAGCATCTGACGATCCAGAAAAAGCTATCAAACATTACATAAAACAGTTGATAGAAGACTACACAGAAGATTAATCACACCCAAAACAATAAAGTATATGAAGACGGTAAAGATCACAAAAGACGGCCAGTACAAAAGGCTGAACGACCAAGAGGCACACTCTGTCGTATCTTCAAACAAGGCCAAGTACGTTCCAAAATCAGAATGGAAGAATAATGTTCGAGACTACAAAGTAGACAGGATCTTGGAAAAGGAGGCCAAATCCAAGCCATGACATCGCTGATCATCACACTGTTCTTCTGTCTTGAGTTCTTATCGTACTCTAGGAACATGCTTCTGAGAGTAAACAGAGACCTAAACCAAGAAGACCTAGCGCCGGAGACAGAGGTGCTCCCAGAAAATCACTAAACATCAAATAGTTTCAATTCTAGGCATCCAGATCTTTCAGACTATACAACGCATAGGTTTGGATCTGGACTGTCCTGTTTTAATCCCGAATGAGCATATGGACCAGTTAATAGTGTGCGCGCTGTCGCTGATAGATTGCGCGTTGATAATACTGCTACACAGATCTAAGAAGAAAATATCAAATGCAGATCCGGTGGCGTCTCCTATCTTGGTAGTAGAAAGCATATTCGTGATCTTTGCTCTTTGTCTTGGAGTTAAGTTGACGATGTTCTTACTTTAGAGATAGATTTCTTTCCTATTAGACCTTGTGTTACTTTTATATCTATGAAGCAGATCACATTCGGTTACAACGAAGGAGTTGTGTATGCCATCCATAAATTTTTTGACTCAAAAAATCTTATAGGATCGTACATGAATGCGGCCGCAATGCCATATTTTGAGTGGACAGGAGTCTTTAGCAGATCGATATTATCAACAACATTTCCTATAAAAGAGCAAGTACAAACAGCATGGCCGATATAATAAAGTTCAGAAAAGAAGACATCAAAGATCAGCATGCGCTGGCCCAGATGGTACAAGAAGAGACCAAGAGGATATACGAATCTCCTAGGGCAAGAAAAGGCAGAGCTTGGTCTGTGATAGAGAAGATGGTCTGGCAAGGAAAGCCGGCAGAGATGTGGCTCATAGAGAATTTGGGATACACTCCAGCTCCTCCTACTGTAAACTCAAAAGGTGAGCATACATACTACCATGACTTGATAGATCCCAACGGGGTAGACATCACCGAGGTCAAAGCCTGGACAGAAGATCACATCAACAGAGGAATAGAGACTACGGTCAGAAAGATACTTTCTGGAACTTGGAACATGAGTACTCAGGTGGTGGTGTTCGCATTTGAACCGCAAGACCACACATACACATACATAGATAAGATACAGATCAGATGAAATCAGTAATAGCGATAAGTCAAAGCGTCTTTTCTTGGAGAAGATTAGTAGAGGATCAACTTTATGGAGGCGTAAAAATCCAAAAGACCAAACTCAAAACCTTTGTAGAATCTTTTAATACTTTTAACAACGAGCTCCAACTAAGGACCATAAACCTAACAATACAACCAATCTCAAGATGAGACAGCTGCA